GAAACCGCGAGACTCCAACTCAGAACAGAAGTCAGTCTCAGAAACCAGCGAAACAATCTGCTTGGTTGCCTTAGCACAAATCAGAATCTTGCTGACTTCGTTGTCATCAATCGTTTCCAGCAGATTCTCAGCGTCGCGGTCAAAGTTGGTTTGCTTGCTCTGTACCATCTCCAGTTGCTTGACGATAACTTTAGGGGGCACAATGAACCCACCAGCAACCAGTTCAGGAGCAGGAACTTTGCAGATTACCTGACCGTAAACTGCCGAATCATTCATGCCTGGTTTACCCACAGCAAGGGAATGTTTGGGGGTAGCAGTGAAGAAGTAGCAGCGACGTGCGTTAGCAGCAAAGTGCTCAGTTGCAGGGAAAAAGTGACGCTGAACAGAATTATGTGCCTCATCAAAGTAGATGGTATCCACATCAATCTCTGCTACCTGAAGGCGCGACAGAGAGTTGTAGGTGGTTACAATCAGGCGATGATTGTCGGCATTTGCTTCAACCCACTTGCGAATCTCATAAGGGCGAGTAGAGGACTCATGATGCGTCTCCCCCGAGTGCACGTGGAAGACTTTAGCGTTGGTGATGAACTCCAGAAACTCAGCAGAGAGTTGCTCTGCAAGCAAAATGCGAGGAGCAACAACTACAATGGTCTTAGGAGTTTCAGACTGCAACTCACGCAAACAATCATAGATCATCTTCAGAGTCTTACCGCCACCAGTAGGAACAATGATTTGACCTTTGTTGTGCTTTTGCATAGCAGCAACGCCACGTTCCTGGTGAGGGCGAAGTTGGATTTGCATAGGGTTGGTGCTCATACTATAGGTGCAGTTTCAGGGGCCCAGTATCAGTTACTATTCTCTTTGTATCTCTGAAGGTCTTCAATCACACTTCTCATTATAGCATGACTGTATCCATTTGCATAGCAAGGAGACTTCTCTATCTCATCAGAATTATAATCAACATTCGCACATACATCATAACCTCTCTGTAGAGTGTTGAGGATGCTATCGAACACATAATCAGGGATTTGAATGTAACTCATCGTTTTCAGTGGTTTGATACCTAAACATAAAAATAGCACGCTCAGAGGTCAATCTAAGCGTGCTGGTGGGCAGTTAATCAACCGCCGAACATTTCATCAAACAAGTCATTCATTTCACTCAGTTCATTCTTGCGGTCAATCATGTTTCTCATTTGAATAAGATGGTCTTGTTCCATCTTAAGTTTCATGAGTTGGTCGCCAAGATAGTGAAGTTTGTTGTTGATTTCCACTCGGTCCAAACCATCAACAGTGGTAACCATGTGTTCCATGCCGTTGATGATTTGGGGTTTTTCGGAAACTTTCATTATAAAGGTGCAGTGCTTATGCTACTGGTACAGTTTCAGGGGCCCAGTTACTATTTGCCTGGGGTGAGTGAGGATTGATATTCGCTTGCTGGTTTTTCTCTCTTTTTCTGCAAATCTGCTTGCAGTCTCTTACCAGTTCTTACAATTCTCTTCTTCTCATCTCTAGTATAAGGTCTCTTTTCACCTTTAGGAAGTAGTGAACCCTTAATCATATGGTCTTCTTTCTCTCCAGAAGTTTTCTTCTCAGGTGCTTTCTTTGAGAGAAGTTTAGTTGCTGCTTTCTCTGCTTCTTTTGCTTTTGGTTTCTCTGCTGATGGAGTTTGTCCTGATTTCTTTGCAGTAATTCTTGCCTGTGCTGCTTTTCTTCTTTCTGCCTTTACTTTTTCAGCATAAGATTGCTTAACTTCAGCACTTCCGCGCTCTTTGGTAGGTTGCTGGACACGGGAAGATGCTGGTTTTTGAGTACCAACATCTTTCCTCTCTTTGTAAGAAACAGGAACTCGCTTAACTTTACCAGTCTCGGGGTCCCTAACTGATTTCATCCTTCTCATTTCAGGAGCAGTCTTCTTGCGTTCTGCACCAACCTTTTGTCCATCACCACCGCGACGGATTTGTGATGAACCCATAACGCTAGCGTCATAGGATGCTTCAGTAAGAACCATAAACTCAGCAAATGTTCTCATCTTTCTTGACTATAGACCCTTTCAGGTATTTAGTCAATAGAAAAGGTCCAGTTTCTCAACTGGACCTTGCCTTTTGTTAGTTATCTTCCTTTAGTTTGTCTTGTGCAGATTTACTAATCTTACATACACGATCTGTTTCATAGAACCATTTTACTCGTTCTCGACGTGCTTGTAAAAGAATGTCGTATTGTTCCTGTTGAGCAGGAGTAAACTTAAAATCTTGACGACGATAAGTTTCTTTCAGTTCGTTCAGGTGAGAGAGCACGTTTACAGTTTCAGTCATAATCAATAATCGTAGTTGCTGTTGAGATAATCTTTCATATTGAAGTTGTTTTCCTCTTCAATGAGGTCGGTTAAGTCTTGTTCGATGAAATCAAATCCTGAGGTTTCTTCAATTTGAATGTCATCAAAGCAGTCCATAAAATCATTCATGCTTACACTATTAGTACACTTTCAGGGGCCCAGTTTCAATCGCGAGACATAATCGCTTTCATCTCTGCTCTCTTTTGTGCTTGCTGTGCTCTTGCTTCAGCACCAATTTCTTGTTGCACGTGTCTAGCTTGAACAGACTTTTGTATTGCCTGACGCTTTGCAATTTGTTGATTAAAATAAGTAGGTTTGGTTGTAGGAATTTGCTCTAATTGCAATTCCTTTTTCAATTCTTTCTTGAGTTGCTCACGTTCCCTTTGCTTTTCAATTCTTTCTTGTTGGGCATCTTTCTGCACTTGAACTCTCTCCTTCTGTGCTTGCATCTGGTCAAGTCTTCTTTGCTGAAGTTCTTGTCTTCTCTGTGCTAAGTCTTCAGATAGTTGGCGGAAAGTTTTCATTTCTAATACTTTTTAGGTATTTAGATTATTCAAACTCGAATGGTCTATTGATACCCCTTCTCGGTGGAGGTTGATATTCTGGAATTGCCTCACCTTCAATTACAACTACAGTTCGTTGATTCTTATCTGTTGGGTAGTGATGAGTTCTTAGTACACCATAAACAATAAAACAGTTAGTGATAAGAATGGATAAAAACATCATAAGGCGAATGAGTGCTACTCTATCCGCCTCTTTATCACATTTACTTGCCTTTTCACCCAGGGACTTCGCTAGCAATCGCCAAGCAGTTTTCTGTTTCTTCATAGATTGATTGACGAGACTTAATGTACTGTAGTTCTTTCCACTGACTATTATAACAAATCACAAGTAATCTTTCGTTTCTGTGAATGGGACAACATTCAAAGTTTACTTCATCTTTTGGGCGAACAACATACTCAATAGTAATGTATTCTTTATCCTTGAAATAAACCCATCCTTCAACACCTTTCGTCCACACAACGTAGTCATTAACTTGTGGTTCATAAGTCATGAGAAACAACTCATCAGCGGGTTTAGTTTCAGCGGCATTGCGGTATAGTTCCGCGTGTCCGTGATATTTACACGAGCACCGACTGTCTTACTATTGATGGGGGAGAAGTATTCTCCAGATTTGGTGTTGTAGAAGGAATGAATAGTTCTTGTAGGAGCACCGCCATTATAGACAAACTTGCGAGTGTTACATAACCAAATACTGATAAAGTTACGTTTGAACTCTTCTGGTTCATAATAATACCCATCGGGAGGAGAATGAATGAAAGAACTTGGGAGTTCAACAGTCATAAAATCTATCTTTAGAGATGTACTTGATTTGCTCTTGAAGTCTTAGGATTTCATGTTGCTGTTCAGTAATCTTCTCTTGAAGTTGACTGATACGATCCTGGTATTGTTTTTTCAAATCAAATTCCAGGCGATTCATTGAAGTGTTAATCATCACACAGTAAAAGTTTCGACGACTCGGGATTCTTCTTCATCAACAAGAGCGAACTGCGATGCCTTCATTACATTTTCTCGAAGTTTACCATAATGCTCTTCCCATTCACCATTGTCCCACTCGGCAATCAGGTCAAAACATTCATCATCATTTTCCGCGATTACATTTAGTAAACCACCGTCACTATGAGTTGATGGTGCATGATAATCAACGATATACAGATACTTCATTGTTGCTTGTAAATTACTCCTTTAGTTTAATGTGAAAAGTGTTGGAAGTCAAGTGGGATTACAGAATAAACTCATAGATGATGTAGTCACTTGTAACCTCATGTTCTTCAGCAAGTTGTTCCACAAAATCCCAGAATGCTTGCTCAGCTTCCATCAAATCTTCTTCAGTCATTCAGATTCTCCTTTCAAAAATAAATACCAAGTAACGACTTCTAGCACAGAATGGAACCGAAGGGAAAATCTAGAGTAGCAATTCTAAAGGAAAGAATCAAACTACTCACTGACCCAGAGGAAATTATGTTAGAAATCGTTGATGTTTTTAAGGACCTAGAAATTATACCTGATGTTGGAATGTATTGCACATTCATTTACAATGCTAAAAGTGTAAGAGATAGGTCAAAAGAAAGTGTAGTCCCATCGACAGGTAAAATCTTTTACGACCAACACCCATTAGTGCAAGTGTTGAGTGTGCAAAGATGGGGGTTTAGAGCATTTAACTATCATTGGACTGGTAGAGGTGAAGAAATCCACAACTACACCTGGGATGAGGTAGCAGGACAGTTGCACATAATCAAACCGAATGAAATGTCCTTTATGAGAACAGTTGATTATGTGAAGTTACAAAGATATCAAACCATTTAAGGTTATTGTATAAGAGGTTTCTTTATGTTTTCCATTGCTTGCTGACGATAATATGATTTGTAGAGTTCATTATCCCTTTGAATTAGAAAGACATTCCACCCAATCATAGCAGCGAAACCTAATGCAAAAGTGATGATGTACTTACGGTTCATGCTACGAGTGCTCCAGAGGGGATTTCAACAACTTCAGGAAGTTTGCTATCATCAAACTGATTCATATTGTAGCATACCCATTCACCATTGCGGAAGACATAGGCATACTCTTCACTGTTATTTGGGAGAAGATACTCGCAGAGGTCAGCATCAAGACGCGGGGGAGAATCTTCACCACGCTCAGAGTAATACATTGGACCAGTTTCAGGGCGAGTTTCGTTCTTCCAACCACAGTTAGTCCAAGGAGAACTCATATCACCACCGTCAATCAGTTCAGCAACTTTATCTTTGGTGGTGTAATGTGTGCGAAGAATGCGACCCATCCACTCAGGATAACCATCCCAGTGTGCGTATGCAGAGAGAATCGAACCATCAGGAAGTTCAAGACCGATTCGTGAACGAGTCGCCATTTCAAACGTTTTGCTTACACTACTGGTACACTTTCAGGGGCCCAGTTTCAATCAACCACCCTTTTCTCTAAGACTGCGAACAAGATACTCAGTAAATGCTTCCATCTTCTCTGGGATTACTGCAGAAGGTTGTTGATTGATTGCTTTCTTCAATGCAGTCATTTCACTGAACTCTTCATCAGTGAGTTTTGTTTTTCCCTTTGAAGGCAGAGTCATACTGTTGCTCCCGTGTTTATGCGCATATCATAACATTATTTAAGGGAGATATGCCGTTTCTTAATGTTGTCTTTATGTTAGTGTTACAGAGTGTTAAGGTTACATATCACCAAAGAATGAACCAAACATTCCAGCATCACCAGGTTTGCGATTCTCCAGTTTGTCCATAATATCTTCAGTTTTTTCTAGGTTATCTAATGCAAATAGAATATCTGCTAGTTGCTTAGATACAAATGGTTTTTCATTGACCGCAGAAGTCCTAAGAGCATTACGAATGTGACTCTTTGCCTCTAGAAGTTCTTCGGTCAGTTTTTCGGAGAATGCCATAATTTTATTTTACTTATAGTATTTTATCAGATTATCAAATATTTTCTACTTCGGATTTCACTACCTTCTTGACAGTGAAAGAACCATTGGTGTTAGATACGAACTCTACAGTATCGCCTTCTACCCAACCAACACGTTCAAGAAGATCATCAGGAAGAGTAACAACACAATCTCCAGTTAATCCATCAACTTCAACAGGGAGAACCCACTTTCTAACCTTATCTTTTCCCCACACATCACCATCCTCACTCACATAAGGTGGAGTAGTAACTATTGGATTAGTAAAGTTAATCTTATCATCATTCCAGAAACTATTCCAAGAAGTCATACACTCGGGTGATGTATCATTGGCATCACAAGTTGTAAAATCAACTACATCGTTAGTATGCAATTTGGGTTTAATTAAATCAGCGGTACTAACACCAAAATGATGAGACAATACAGAAATTCTTGATAGTTTATCAAGATAATAAGAGTATTCTTCTTGGATTGCTTCCTTGACCGTATCGTAGATTTCTTCAGGTGTTGCTTCACTGGAAGAAATCGCATCGTGAAACCAATTAGAAAGATTCCCTAGAGAATACTTCTTATAGTCATCATTAGTCATTGTCTTTTACCTTAGGAGCATTACAGAGATTACAGTGGTATGAGAACCCTGTTTGAAAGTATTTTACACGTTGATAGTGCTGTTCGTCAAGTGGTTGTTCAACTCCACAGTTAGAGCACTTTCGTAGTCCCGATTCCAGTGTTTCCCCAGATTCTCCTTTCTTTCTTACGGAGTTTCTTAAGTTCTTTGTAAAGTTCTTTGATTTGCTGATAAGCATCTTCTGGTGACATCTTATGTGCGATTTCAAGTCCTGCAATGAGACCCACTTTATCACCAAACCTTGCGAGTGCTCGTTCATATTGTGATAAATTTTCATACATCGTTCTTAAATCCTTCAACAGTAATGATATCTATACGTGCATCAACAGCATCAATGGAACTCGAAAGTTCATAGAAGCAGTTACTGTTCTCTACATTCTCTACTTCAAGTGCTTCAATGCGTTCTTGTAGTTCAATGAGTTTGGAATAGATATCTTCAATAATTGGTTCTTCATTTGGAGAGATAAACCATTGAATAAACTTACTAATCATACCAAACCAATCTCCTTCAAATACTGCTGATAGCGCATAAACGATTGTAAGCGAATAGGGACACCTAAACTCTCACAGCAGCGACAGTATGAAATAAATTCATACCAGGGAGATGTGGGGTCAGTATCACTCATAATAATTCACGCCAAAACTCTTCACCTTTTTGGAGTGCTAATACGACTGTTGTATGTTCTCTTGCGTGGCGGTCAAGGTCTTTTTCTTCAAAACATTCATTAGACCTTCTCACCGCACAGGAGAATACATTAGCCCACATTTGCTGGTTTGGGTTCAATCGGATTTTCATTTTGTTTTACAGTTTGATGAAGTTGTTTCAGTGCTTCAATGGTCTCAGGCGTTTCTTCCCATTCCCAGGAATTACCATTCTTATCTACAAAAGTTCTTAAAGTCATACTTTTTAAAACAAACAGAATTAAATTTACCTTTTATTCCACGAAAATAAAGTTTCGTGTGATATGAGTGAGGTTCTACCTTTTCAATCGTGTAGATGTCTCCCTCTATCATTACTTTCCTAGGATCATCATTAGAACCCCAGGAAACTTGTTCATCAATGCAACCAATGAAGATTGCACGATCTCCTGCCTTAAAATCTTCCATTAGATGTGTGTTAGGCACACATATTTAGAGTTTTCCGCCGACTTCTCCGGAATAAGATTGCGTTTTATCAAAACCCTCCTGAAGACCTTTAAGATACCATCGTGTTGCAGAAATACAAAGTTCTTCAGTCAGTGAAGTAATAATACCCTTACCATCAGGATAGTGAGATTGCCAAGTGCCCCATCGTTTGCGCTCAACATAGAACGCATCATCATCGTAAAACTTTTTATCCATAATGACTTAATTGTCGGTTCAATTCAACTTGTATGGGGATTAGGTGTTGGTAAAAGTGCTTTTTATACTCATTACCCTCCAATAGTTTAACAAGACTTTCAACTTGTGTCAAGGCAATAACAAGATTAAGTTTTTGGTTTTGCCTTTCTTGTTCGCTTTTTTGGTTTTTCATCACGATAATCAATTTTTACTTTTTTCTCATCTAACCCATATCTGGTTAGATATCTTTTTAAGTGTTCCTCACACGAGAACCAACAGATTGTACCATTTTTCTTCTCACCAAACTCTAACCTGATTGGATGACCTGGATGTGGGAATAGTGAAGTATCAATCATTTTATCAGATTTGAATGTATAGAAATTCTTGGTCGTTTGTACTCCAATGAATTTCTTTGATTGTAGGGCAGTTTTGCTTAATATACAAGTAGCATATAGGACAACAGAAACTGTCCCTAAGTTCGTTTCCTCCGTGTCCTCCAATTCTACAGATAATCAGTTTGTTACCCTGCTTTCGTGCCTTTAACAAACAGTTGATTTCACAGTGCAAGTATATCTTCTTCTTCAGACTTGGTTGCCTATACTTCTTTGCAGCCATAACGGCAGCATAAAACTGCTGGGTATGTGTAATCTCATAAGAGTTAAGACCCGTAGAGATTACTTTATTTCTCTTGTCTAGAAGTACAGCAGACATCTTCTTTGGAGCATCAGACGCCATAGCAACTGCGATTGCCTGATGAAAGACTTCTCTTTTCAAATAAGACTTTCTGACTTTATACTTCTTGAGAGTATCAATCATTGTAAAATACGAAACCCGTAGCAGTCAATTCATCATAATAGTAATACTCTTGAAACACTCCATTTTCAAAGGTTTCAAGTGTTTCATCAAGTTCATCACTTCCTGTTGAATAATAAGCATCTAATAGAAAGTCATCATATCCACCAACAGGACCACAGAACCTATAAGGAAACTTTTCAATACTCTTATCTGGGAAGAGTTCATAGTATTTGTCTAATACTTCCTGTCCGTATTCTTCTAGGATTTCTTCAAGGGTCATCGCAGTTTTGTAGAAGTAACCGAAGTGGTTGTTTCTTTGACGTACATATCAGGGTCTTTGTCTTGGTCTAGTTTCTTATTGTACCAAAATTCAGCAACTTCAAGAGTAGGGAATTCTGCTTCTTTTCGGTAGGGAGGCATACTATTCCAATGGACGATGTACTTGGTTTCAGTGTTAGTTTCAGTCATTTCAGCGTCTCCAAATACCCCATAGTGTTCTTCTGGGTGTGAATACATTCTGTAATAGGTTTCTCATACCTGGTGATACATTCATTTTGCTTTCTGTTCTACATTAGAAGTTGAATAGTGTCTATCAACATAAACTGCTGATGTGATAATAACCAGACCACAGATTGCGGCAAGCATTACGTCTCCGATTTTCATTGTTGTTCTCCTTTTTGTTTTATGTAGTTCATTCTACCACATCCTCAAAGAAAATTGTATGATACTCACCTTCCACTTCCTCAAAAGTAAAGTTTTCGTGCCAAGCATAAGGTAGCATCTCTTTCACTGTTAGAATTTGATTTGGTTCAAGAACATTTTTGTATGGACCGAAACCAGTATATCTAACTTTATAAGTCATTTCAATCTTTCTAATACATTACGAATATGAGACACTGAGAGATAAAACTCTCTAGTATCTTGTCCTCCTAATACGATTGCGTTGAGTTCTTCAAGTGCTTCGTTTATGAGTTCTCTTTGAGCAGCAATAGAAAGCATTTCTTCATGAGTTAAGTCAGACATTTAAATCCTCCAAGTACGTCCTAGAATTTCAAAATCAAGTGCAAATTTATAGCACCAAAAGATAATACTAAACAATTTACCACACCCAGAGGATACTTGTAGATGTGGATATCCAGGGAAGTTAGTCCATCCAAGTGAAAGTTGAATAAAGGAAAAGTGTCTTCCTTTAAGAAACGTTAGATATACATCGTGTCCCCAGTCTTCACGATGTTTAAATTCAAGGACTTTAAACCTCTTCATTTTTTTCTTGAGATGTCTGTTCAATTTCATTAGAGAGCTCAAGTACATCATTTTTATCTAGGACAACGACATTGTTTTGAGCATTGTAAAACTTTACATTATCAGCAACTAAACGAAGAATAGTTGCAACTAATTTTTCCTCAGTATCAGCACCAGTGTTTCGTGCTTCCCATACTGCTTTCATAAAGTTTTCAGAACGTTCAGACATTCATTTGCTGGATTTGTATGTACCTACTATAAAACCCTTGACCGCGAAAGTCAAGGGCAAATGGACGGATTTTAAACTGGTTTATGTACTTAAAAGTTTTCTACATATTCGCCTACAACTCTGTGTATCTTCATCGCATTCATTTCCTCCTCTGTATAATCGGGAGCATCGGGATTTTCACAGCGTGATAGTTTTGCTTTCAGGTCACGAACTTGTTTTTCCAAATCATAAATCTTGTTTTCCAGAGGAATAACTTTGTTTGCATATTCTTCTGAGAGATACAAGTCATACTCGTCAGCAACCTTTTTCATATCCTCAAAACTACGCATATCATTAAATGCGAGCGAACAAGCACCTTTCATAATACCAAAATCATTATGTCCCATCGTGCGGGCAATAGTTCCAAAGAAGCGGAACAGTTGCATACTGTTAATATCCTCAACAGGAATCTCAAAAGTATAATGCTCCTCTGGAAGAGTTTCATCGTCATAAACTCCACCAGTAGAAGTCCATTCCGTATCAAATTTAACCTTGAGAGTTGCTTTGTGGGTCATTGCTTTGGATTTCTATGAACCTACTATAAAACCTCTTGACGCTGAAGTCAAGAGGTGGTGGGCGGTTGTTAAACTGGTTTATAGTGATAGAATAGACCTACATATGCGTTTACATTCTTGCTGTTTATCGCTACATTCAATTATACATTGGTAATAATCATTAATTAGTTCATCTTGTTCAA